CCTGAACATGGTTATGTTCTGATTGCAGATGTATCTAGAGGTATCACAAGTGATTATTCTGCTTTTATGGTAATGGACATTTCAGAGGTTCCCTACAGACAAGTTGCAGTCTATAGAGACAATGAGATCAAACCTATGCATTTTCCACAAATCATTCACAGAGTAGCAAATGCATATAATTTGGCTTACGTATTGATAGAAATCAATGATATTGGTGGTCAGGTTGCAGATGCACTTCAGTTTGATCTAGAATATGATAATATGATTATGACCACTATGCATGGTAGAAATGGACAGATTGCTGGAGGTGGTTTTTCAGGTAAGAAAGCTCAGTTGGGTGTAAGAACAACCAAAGCACTCAAGAAGGTTGGATGTTCAAATTTTAAGACCATGTTGGAAGCAGATAAGATTCTTGTTCAAGATTTTGACACTATTGTAGAGTTATCTTCATTTGTATCTAAAGGCCAATCTTGGGAAGCAGAAGAGGGATCTACAGATGACCTTGCGATGTGTATGGTCCTGTTTGGGTGGTTGTCAGATCAAACATACTTTAAAGAATTAACGAATTCTGATATTCGCCAACAATTATGGAGAGAAAAAGAGGAGTTAGTAGATCAAGATATGGCTCCTTTTGGATTTGTCTTAGATGGTGTTCATGATGAGTATGGAACAGAGTTAGGACATACTATAGATGATTATGGTTCTAGGTTTGCTCCAGTAATATCTTCAAATAAAGAGTGGTTAGAGGATTGGTGATAACTCAATATCATTATCTAATTTACTTCTGCAATTCATACACACAATCTTATTCTTCCTAATCTTTTCCAGTATAGGCTCTCTGAGTTTTTCTCTGAGTCCTTTTGATCTTGAAACGATTCGGATTTCTTGGTTGTCAGGGTAGAAGACCAAGGTACACGTTTCCGATTCTCCACAATGTATGCATGACTTGTCGGCCAAGTATTCGTTAATCCATATATCACGTTTTCTCCTTGCTTTACGAACTCCTTCTTTAATAGTGTCTTTGTACTTCTCGTAATGAGTCATAATAACATATTTATGTTATAAATACCCTCTCTGAAAAACGTAAAATGTCTAAATATAGTAGATAACACTTCTAATTAAGGAGTCAGGAATGGGTTTTCAAGTTTCGCCTGGAGTACAGGTAACAGAAAAAGACTTAACAAATGTTGTTCCTGCTGTCGCAACTTCTATCGCTGGGACAGTGATGGCTGCTCAAAAAGGTCCATGTGATCAAGTTACAGCTATCGCATCAGAAGAAGAATTAGTCCAGATTTTTGGTAAACCAAATGCAAATAATGCTGAAGATTGGTTTGCAGCCGCATCATTTTTAGGGTATGGTAATGCTCTGAGAGTGGTACGTCCATCTGGAGCAGATTTGAAAAACGCAGTTTCAGATAGTTCGGCAACGGCAATTTTGATTAAGAATACAGATCATTACCTAAATGGTGATGGTACAACTGGACCATATAATACAGGTTCAGCTACTGTGGGTCAGTGGGCTGCAAAGACTGCTGGTTCATGGGGAAATAGTTTAGAAGTTTCCATGTGTCCTTCCGCCTCAGAGTTTGAAGAAACTTTTAGTGGAAATTCTGGAACAGTTGGGGTTGTTGATGCAAACACAGCCGCTGGTTCAACTACTGTTGCAATTGACAAAGGATCAAGTGGCAGTAATGGAGATGGTGGAGCTAAATTTAATGTTGGTGATATTGTACATTTTTCAGAAGCAGATGGTTCTGAATATAAAGTTACAGGTATAAGCACTGATACTTTGACAATCGAGAGATATGGTACTGCAAATACTGCTGGTGGTCTTAGGACTGCAATTTCTGATGCGGCTTCAGTTCGCAGAAGGTGGGAATATTACGACCAGTTTAATGCGGCCCCAGGCACATCCGATTATGTAAAAGATCGTTCTGGTGTTAATACTGGAGATGAAATGCATATCATCATTATAGATCATAATGGTGGTATCTCAGGAACGCCAGGAGAAGTTCTGGAAAGATGGGAAGCAGTTTCAAAGATTTCAGATGCTAAATCAGCTCAGGGTGCAGATAATTACTATGCAAATGCTCTGTACAATGGTTCAAGTTATATTTACTGGATGGACCATCCTGCTAGTGGAGCTACAGGTTATGGTAATGATGTTATCGCTCAGGGTACAACATTATTCTCAGGTGAGTCGATTACTAGTTTCAAACTAGGAGCATCTAACACTGCCAAGGGTGCAGATGATTATACTCTCTCAGATGGAGAAGCAAAAGACGGAATTGATCGTTTCAAAGATACTGAAACAGTTGATCTCAATCTTTTCATTTGTGGTAAGGCAAATGCAACTGAGGCTGGAAATGCAATGGATATGTGTACTGATCGTAAAGATGCAGTTGCATTCGTATCTCCAGAACTTGCAGATGTTGTTAATGTTGCAACTGAAGTAGCTCAGACTGCAAATGTCAAGGCTTTCTTTGATGCATTACCATCAACATCGTATGCTGTTTTTGACAGTGGATACAAATACACCTATGACAAGTATAACGATACTTATCGCTGGGTTCCATTGAATGGTGACATTGCTGGTCTTTGTGCAAGAACAGATCTTGTTGCTGAATCATGGTTCTCGCCAGGTGGATTCAATAGAGGTCAAGTACGTGGAGTTGTAAAACTCGCATACAATCCTCAAAAAGCAAACAGAGACATTCTGTATCGTGCAAGAATTAATCCAGTTTGTTCTTTCCCAGGCCAGGGAACAGTTCTCTTTGGAGATAAAACTGCACAGGCAAAACCAAGTGCATTTGATAGAATCAATGTACGAAGATTGTTTATCACTCTTGAGAAAGCAATCTCAACTGCTTCCAAATTTCAGTTGTTTGAATTCAACGATGAGTTCACACGGGCTGGATTCAGAAATCAAGTCGAACCTTTCTTGCGTGATGTTCAAGGAAGAAGGGGTATCACAGATTTCTTGGTAGTTTGTGACGAAACAAACAACCCAGGCTCGGTTGTTGATCGTAACGAGTTTGTCGCTGATATATTCATTAAGCCTGCTCGGTCTATTAACTTTATTTCTCTGAATTTCATCGCCACGAAAACTGGTGTTGCGTTCAGTGAAGTAGTTGGGGCGTAAGGAGGATAAATGGCAAATATTAACGACTTTAAAGCAGTTCTAAAAGGTGGTGGTGCAAGAGCGAATCAGTTCTCGGTCAATATGCCTTTTCCTGGCTATGCAGGAGTAGGTGGAGAATCGAGAGTTATGTCGTTTCTTTGCAGAGCAACTAATTTGCCAGGTATGACACTTGGTGAGGTTGCAGTTCCTTTTCGTGGTCGTTCTCTGTATATTGCAGGGGATAGGACTTTCGAGACATGGACAACAACCATCATGAATGACACTGATTTTCTCATCCGTAATGCCATGGAGCGATGGATGAATGGAATCAATGCTCTTTCAGATAATAGTGGTCTGGAAAATCCTTCCGATTACCAAGTTGATGCGTTTGTAGATCAACTGGATCGTGCAGGGACAACAATCAAATCCTATACTTTCAGAGGGTTATTTCCTATTACGATTGCACCAATCGACTTGGGTTATGACACAAATGATGCAGTAGAGGAGTTTGAAGTCACATATCGCTACCAGTTTTTTGAAACAAATACTACCAGCTAAAAAATCCGTATAAATATTTAATATTGATTACGGAGTTTTTATGGCGAATCTATTTGGATTTCAAATAACAAGAGCGCCTAAGGATAAGGGAGAACAGGCTACGTTTGTTCTCCCTGAACCAGAGGAGGGTGCTACAGTTACAGCTGGGTTTTACAGTGAGTTTCTTGACGTAGAGGGTCAAGGTAAAACTGAATATGATCTTATTCGGAGGTACAGAAGTACAGCTGAACATCCAGAATGTGACCTTGCGATTGAAGATATTATTAATGAAGCTGTCAATACTGAAGATTACAAACAGTCAGTTTCAATTCTCACAGACAACCTACCTTATTCTTCCAAGATAAAATCTAGAGTAAAATCTGAATTTGAACAGATTATTAGGCTGTTGGATTTTAATAATAAAGCACACGATATATTCAGAAGATGGTATATTGACGGAAGATTACATTATCATAAAGTAGTAGACGAAAATGATCCCAGAAAAGGAATACAAGAATTAAGATATATTGACGCTACGAAAATCAAAAAAATTAGAAAAGTAGACAAAGCAGCCACATCAAAAGGTTCACCTACTTTAAAGGTCATTCAAGAATATTTTATATACAACGATAAAGGAATATCAAATTCAACAGCCGGTTCTTTGAAGATAACGCCTGATGCAATTTGTTACGTACCATCGGGTATTCATGATCCTCAAAAAAATATGGTGATGTCTTATCTTCAAAAGGCAATCAAACCAGTAAACCAACTCAGAATGATTGAGGATGCAGTTGTGATCTACAGGATTGCAAGGGCTCCAGAACGAAGAATTTTCTACATTGATGTTGGAAACCTACCAAAAGTAAAAGCAGAACAGTATCTCAAAGATGTCATGAATCGTTATCGAAATAAAGTTGTATACAATAATGCAACTGGTGAGATAAGAGATGACAGAAATCAGATGAGTATGTTGGAAGACTTCTGGCTTCCAAGAAGAGAAGGTGGAAGAGGAACAGAGATCACCACACTCCCAGGCGGACAAAATCTTGGAGAGATTGAGGATATTCTGTATTTCAGAAACAAATTGTATCGTGCTCTCAACATTCCAGCAAGTCGATTAGAAGAACCAAGTCCAGGCTTCAATCTAGGTAGAGGTGCAGAAATTACCAGAGATGAAGTCAAATTTACCAAATTTGTACAGAAACTCAGAAGAAAATTCAATGTACTTTTCTATGACCTTTTGAAAACACAGTTATTACTCAAAGGAGTTGTATCAGAAGAAGACTGGCCTTCCATCAAAGAAAATATAAATTTCACTTATTTGAAAGATGGACACTATGCGGAAATGCGTGATATGGATTTATTGCGTGACCGATTAGAAATACTAAATACTATGGAGCCCTTTATCGGAGAATGGTTTTCCAAGGAATATGTGCAAAAACACGTATTTCGTATGTCCGAAGATGAAATCAAGGACATGGACAAACAAATTAACACTGAGCCTCCACCAGCAGACATTGACGCCGACAATAACAATGACGGAAGAGTTGATGATGATGAGAGAGGTGACGATGATAGGGAAGAAGAAAGTATTCAAATTGATTAACAACGGAGATAAATTATGTCAATACCAAATATGATCAATGCATTAGTTCAGGATGATAAAATTGGAGCAGAGAGTGCATTCAAAGAAACCATCGGAAAAAAGATTGGAGATGCATTGGACCTGAAGCGAGTTGAAGTTGCAAATACTATAGTGAAACATCACATTCCTTCAGAGGTGGCTGATGCCGGTGAAGAAGTTTAGTGAATTTCATCAATCTATAAAAGAGAAAGATGAATACAAGAAATCAGATTTATACAAAAAGTTAAATCCAAAGTTGAAAAAGGCAGTGGATGAACTGTATGCAACCTTGGAAAAAAGACCAGCTGATTTTTTGACCACTTTTGATAAGACTGTAACTAAAGTTGCGAAGAAAAACGGAGTTAAGGAAAAAGATATCATGAATTATTTTGATAAAGAAATGCTCACAATTTAGGATAACAAATGGCAAATACACTTACAAAAATGTTCGGCAGAACAATAATTCATGCTGATACAGATGATGGAGCAATAACATTAACTGAAATGACTGCCACGGGTGAAGGAACTGTAACTGGTGCCAACATCGTAGAAATCTTTTACAACATTCCACCAACAGGAACAATAGATATTGATCGTGGTGGAACATCTGTTTATAAATTAGTTGGTAACGCTAGTGGTGCTCATTTGGTAGGTCACGTAGATTTTCAGTCAGCTGGAATTGTTTTACGTGGAACCAATACGGCAGATATAGGACTGACTTTCACTAATTTCACTAATGGTTTGCTTACTTTAATAGTACATAAAGAACACTAAGAGGTATTATGAAATTAATCACAGAGATGTATGACGATTACCAAATCATATCTGAGGAAGATGGTAAAAACATGAAAATTCAAGGAGTTTTCATGCAAGCCGAGACTAAGAATAGAAACGGAAGAATTTATCCTCTTGGTGTTTTGGAAAAAGAAGTCAAAAGATATAACAAAGAACTAGTTGAGAAGAAACGAGCTTTCGGAGAACTAGGTCATCCAGACGGACCTACTGTCAATCTGGATAGGGTTTCTCATTTGATTGAGGAACTTATGCCTGAAGGTAATAATATTATCGGAAAGGCAAAAATCCTTGACACACCAAATGGTAAGATTGTCAAGGAACTTTTAAATGCTGGTGCAAAACTTGGAGTCTCTAGCAGAGGAATGGGCACACTTGAAAAGAAAGGAAACGCAAATTACGTAAAAGATGACTTTTACCTTGCTACTGCGGCTGATATTGTTGCAGATCCTTCAGCACCTGAGGCGTTTGTGGAAGGAATTATGGAGGGTAAGGAATGGATTTGGGATAACGGAGTCATAAAAGAAGCCGAAATCGCAAGAATTCATAGACTTGCATCCGCAAACAAACAGGCAGAAGCCTTTGAATCTTTCCTTTCAAAACTCTAATCTTATAAATATAATTAACCAATTTACTGTAAGGAGACTTAAAATGTCTGAAAAACTCAATAAAGAGATGGAAGAAGTGGTTGAGGAAGATACATTGGAAGAAGCATCTGCTCCTACTGTTAAGGGAGATGCTAAATCGGTAAAACTCAAGCAACAACCAGAAAATATGCAAAAACCACAAGGTGGTCCTACAGCTTCAGCTCCTACTGCAAAGGGTGATGCTAAATCAGCAAAAACTCAAGCAATGGAAGAATCAGAAGTTGAGGAGGAAGTTGAAGAAATTCAAGAAATGCCTAAACTTAAATCAGATATTCTCGCAGGACTCGTAGACCACATGAAAGGTCTGAAAAAAGAGGATCTTGAAAATCTTTATAAGTCAACTCTCATGACTGAAGAAGATGAAGAAGACGAGGATGATGAAGAGGAAGAAGAAGAAATGGAGAGTAAGAAGGCTACTAAAGAATCAATCGACCAAGTTGTTGATTCATTAGATGTCTCTGATGACGTAAATGCTCTCGTAGACGGAGAAGAACTTTCTGAAGAATTCAAAACAAAGGCCGCAACTATTTTTGAGAGTGCTGTCAAATCAAAAGTTCGCACAGAACTTGAAAGAATTCAGGAAGAAAACGACAAAGTAATCGAAGAAATGGCCGAACAGACAATGACTGATCTGGTCGAAAAAGTAGATGACTACATGAACTATGTCGTTGAACAATGGATGGAAGACAATCAATTAGCCATTGAGCGTGGACTCAAAGGTGAGATTGCAGAAGACTTTATTAGTGGACTGAAGAATCTTTTTGAAGACCACTATATTGATGTTCCAGATGAGAAGTATGACATTCTGGAGGCCAACTTGACGAAAATCGAAGAGTTGGAAGAAAAACTGAACAAGCAGATTGAAGAGAATATTCAGTTGAAAAAGGCAAAAGGTGAACTCGTAAAAGAGTCCATGATTGCTGACATTGCTGATGGGATGACTGATACTGAAACTGAAAAATTTCAAAGTCTGGTTGAAGATGTAGAATTCTCTGATGAAGATTCCTATAAGGAAAAACTTCAAACGATTAAAGAGAGTTATTTTGGAACTGAGAAAGAAGTAAAAACAGAAGTTCTTACTGAAGAAGGTTCCAATGAAGCACCTGTCGAGGTATCTGACACAATGGCTCAGTATTTGACTGCTATTGGAAAAGATGCTAAGAGGTCAAAAAAATAATCTGAATACTTTTTAAGGAGTAAATATGTACAATTCAGAACATCTCCAAGAGAAGTGGCAACCAGTTTTGAATCATCCCGATCTCCCTGAGATCTCTGATTCTTATAAGCGTGCAGTTACCGCTGTTATCTTGGAAAACCAAGAACGTGAGTTAAAAGAACAACGCTCAATGTTGATGGAATCCGAAATGCAAACGGATGGAGCCATTGCAAATTGGGACCCAGTTCTTATCTCACTCGTTCGCCGGGCAATGCCTAGTCTCATTGCTTATGACGTTTGTGGTGTCCAACCTATGAGTGGACCTACAGGACTTATCTTCGCTATGAAGGCCAGAATTGGTGAAAACGGATCTAGTATTACAAGTGCCGTTGACACTACTGAAGCTCTTCATGACGAAGCTGATACCAAAAATTCTGGTTATGCCGCCGCTGCTCAGGCAGGATCAAATCCTGGCGCCCTGAATGGTGGAACAGCCCCTGTTACTACAGATGCAGCTATTCCAGACATTTATGGTATTAACACTGCCGGTTCTTATAACGTGAAGCCAGGTGAATCTACGGCCAATGCTGAAGCACGTAGTTCATTTACTGACATGGGTTTCACCATTGAGAAGGCAACTGTTACTGCTAAGTCACGTGCTTTGCGTGCCGCTTACACAATGGAACTCGCTCAAGATCTGAAAGCCATTCATGGTTTGGATGCTGAGTCTGAGTTATCCAACATTCTGAGTCAAGAGATTCTTCAGGAAATCAATCGTGAAGTAATCCGAACAATCTACGTTACTGCTGAAGCAGGAGCCCAGGGAACTTCCTCAGACGGAATTTTCAACATGGACGTAGACTCGAATGGTCGTTGGTCAGTTGAGAAGTTCAAAGGACTTCTTTTTCAGATCGAAAAAGATTGTAACGCAATCGGAATCAGAACACGCCGAGGAAAAGGAAACATTTTAATGTGTTCCGCTGACACAGCATCTGCTCTGTCAATGGCCGGTGTTCTTGATTACGCTCCTGCACTGCAATCCAACTTGAATGTAGATCCTACAGGAAATACATTTGCCGGAACAATCAATGGACGAATTAAAGTCTATGTAGATCCTTATGCCTCAGCTGCTGATGGTGCAAGTGATTGGTATGTTGCCGGATATCGTGGATCGTCTGCTTATGATGCAGGATTGTTCTACTGCCCATACGTTCCATTGCAAATGGTACGTGCCGTCTCTGAGTCAACCTTTCAACCAAGGATTGCCTTCAAGACACGTTATGGCATGGCAGAGAATCCATTTGCTCAGGTAGGTGGAACTGCAATTCATGGTGGAAGAACAGGTGCAGAGCCTTTCTCCCCAAGTGCAAACTGTTACTACAGGCGTGCAAAGGTTACAAACATCATGTAATCACATTTTTGAGAGGGGTGAAATTCCCCTCTCAAATCCCACCTAAATACTTGTAGAGGAAATATATGGCCGATACAAGTCAACCCCAAGTTTACGATTACGCTTCTCCTAATCAATGGAGACTTAATTTTCAAAAATTACCAATAACTACGTGGTTTTGTACCAACTGCAACATACCAGGCGTAAATATTGGAGAAGCTCAATTTCCTACACCACTTTCTGATGCTCCTTTAGTTGGAGATAAACTCACATTTGACACTCTGAATATTACTTTCATTGTTGATGAGGAGTTAGTCAACTACAGGGAAATATGGGATTGGATTGTAGGTATAGGATTTCCCAAGAATCATTCTCAATATGATAATGCTATTAGGGATGGTCAAAGATTAGTAGCTTCATTTGGAGGTGATACTCCAGATCCTAGAGTAAAATCTACATTTAGTGATACTAATCTTTATAGCGATGCAACTCTGATATACTACAATTCAAAAAATATTGCAAAGATTGAAGTTAGATTTACTGAAATATTTCCTATTAGTATAAGCGGTCTTGAGTTTATTCAAGATGCAACTGATGTGGATTATCTGAGGGCCGATGTGTCTTTCAGATTTATGTATTACACGTTTGCCACAGCATCATAAATAGTATTGAGTCGCTCAGACATATTTTTGATTAAATAAGTCCACTCGATTCATGTGCGACAACATACTTGGGTGCTTTGGGCGACTCAATTTGAATTTTGATAATGACACTATCTGAAATACAGCAAAAAGTAAAAAGAGATCTCAAGATCAACGATATGGAGTTGGATGTTGAGGCTCTACGTATACCCTCACTCCATTCCAAATATCTTCAACTCCTTACAGAACACTCTCTTCTTCTCAAGAAGACTCAAGGAGATTTTGCCCTTCTAAAAAG